GCAAATGGCCAGAGAAGCCAACAATGCTTCCATACAAACGCAATGACGATGGCGAAGTCGTCGGCAAGTGCAAGCTGAAAGGTGCTTACGGCGGTGACAAGACACAGCCACCAAAGCAAGTTGATGCCCAGCGCAACAAGCTGCCGGATGATTTCATGCTGAGCAGTGGAAGCAAGGTCAACGTGGCCGTTGTTGTTGTGCCATACAATACAGGCAGCCTGAATGGCGTGTCGCTTAGGCTGCGTGCTGTGCAGGTCTTGGAGCTTGCAGAGATGCAAGGCGCAGATGATCCGTTCACTTCGGTCTCTGGCGGATTTACGTCCAGCGTGATGAAAATGCCAGTTGCAGCTGCGGATGATCCATTTGCAATACCTGTATCCACACCATCGCCAGCAGCACATGCTGGCCTTGACGACGAAATCCCGTTTTAAATAAATCAGAAAAGGAAACTACAATGGAAGTTACTATCGTTCAAAACATGCCTATCCCAAGAGCCAAAAATGGCCGGGGAGGCGCTGGATCAAAATATGATGCAGTATTGGATCAAGTAAGCGTTGGCGATTGCGTCCAGTTCGGGACAAGTAACCATCAAAGGTACTTCTACAAACTCCTGAAATTGCGCGGGCGTAAGGGGGCAACTAGGAAGCATGATGGCATGTACTGCGTTTGGATCACAGCATGAGCGAAATGTTTTATGCGACTCCAAACCAGATGTATAGGATCAACAAGCTCACACACCTACTGAGTGGAGCTAGTGGGTCGCCATCTGCATCACTGCCCATATCAAAGTCGGATGCAGACGCTCTGATAAAAGATATGATTAAGGCAGAGAAGTTGCTGAGCAACTCAGATACCGAAGAGCCTAAAAGGGTTAAGAGGTTGAAGAAGGCGAAGCCAAATAGAGATGCCGAAATAAAGGTTATAAAAATCTCTATTTAAAAAAAGTGTGGCCCGACACTTACATGCCGGGCCACACAATATCATAAGAAACCCACCACAATGAAAAGGCGATAAGCAAATGTTATCCGATCAGAACAGAGAAAGCAAGTTTCCAGCCGCTCGCTGGTCGGAGTTTGGCAACACAATCATTCGCAGTCTTGAGTTGAAAAAGACTGCGCAGGGCGAGTATCATGGCCCATGCCCATCCTGCGCTGGCACGGATCGGTTTTGGATTAAAGAGTTTCAAGGCGAGGTCATGGTTCATTGCCGCAAGTGCAATGACTATAAGGCCATCAAGGACAGGCTGCGCGATATGTCTCTCTGGCCCCAGCCGGGGCATACGCCGACAGTGGAGGTGAAGAGAGTTGATATTGAATGGCCGGAGCGTGACCCTATGAGTAGTCACCCATACCTTGAGAAGAAAAAGATTAAACTGCATAACGCCAAGATTGACGGCGACACGCTAACCATCCCGATCATTGACGTGAAGGGCAGGCGCGTTGGCGCGCAGTTCATTGATGCTGACGGCAAGAAAAAGTTTTCCTACCAGCTGCCCGTGATTGGCAACTTTAGCGTGATTGGCGGACCCATTCGTGAGTTTGCATATGTTGCAGAGGGCTGGGCAACAGCCGCGACTGTGCATGAGGCCACGGGTAAGCCATGCGTGTTTGCTTTAAATGCAGGAAACATTTTGGCTGTGATAGACAACCTGCAACAAGCCAAGCCAGATGCCGAGCTTGTCATTGCTGGCGACAATGACGATGCCGGGCGCAAGGAGTGCGAGCGCGCATTCTCTGAGCTGGGCGTTGAGTACATCCTGCCCGACATGGAGGGATGGGATTACTCTGACGTGTGGGTAAACCAAGGTCCGGCAGCGGCGAAGAAAGCATTGACCGTGCAGAGCGTCATGGATCAAATCTTTATGCCGGATGAGGCCATTCCCCAGCTCAGTCGCAACTATCTTGTGAAGGGCTGGCTTGGCGAGGGTCAGATGTCTGTGATCTATGGCCCGTCAAATGTTGGCAAATCATTCTTCGCTCTTGACCTTGCATGGCACATTGCCTGCGGTGAGGAGTGGAATGGCCACAAGGTTATTGGTGGCTCTGTTTTATACCTCGCAACAGAGGGCGGCATGGCGTTTCACAATCGCGTTGTCGCGCTGAAGAAAAAGTATCCAGAGCATAAGAATGTGAAGTTGGCTGTGCGCCCAGCCCCGGTGAACTTGCTTGACGGCGAAGTTGACATGGCCGTGCTTGAGAAGCTGTGTCGTGAGGTGTCGAGGAAGCACGGTCAGGTGAAGTGTGTATTTGTTGACACGCTCAGCCGTTCAATGGCTGGCGGGAATGAAAACTCGCCAGAGGATATGACAAAGTTTATCGGCAACTGCGATAAGCTGCGCGAGATTACAAGCGCACACTTGGACGTTGTTCACCACTCTGGCAAGGATAAAGCCGCTGGTGCTAGGGGGCATTCGAGTTTACGCGCCGCGACCGACACAGAGATTGAGCTTGATTACGATGAGAACACTGGCCTGCGCACGGCAAAAGCCACGAAACAGCGTGACATGGAAACAGGCGTTATATTCCAGTTTAAGTTGAACGTCATTGAGCTTGGCGTTGATGAGGATGGTGACAGCGTTACGACTTGTACTGTTGTGCAGGCCACTGAAAGCGAGATTGAAGAGGCCAACAAGCCACGCATCAAGGGAAAGAACCAAGTCCTGATCCGCAAGGTATTCACGCAGCTGCGCGGTGAGGGCGTCGGGCAACCAAACCCCGGAGGGGTTGGGTGGCCAGAGCCAAGAACATATTGGGTTATCTCTGAAGAGACGCTGAAAGACCACTTCATCGGCAAGGTGTCCTCAGCCGCAAATCCGCGCTCTACATACAAGCAAGCTGTAGACGCTCTCATTGGCGCTGGCCATATGGTTATAAACGATGGCCATGTGTGGTTCACTGACAACGAAGGCAAGTGCAAAAATTTATAAGGAGGAAGGTTATGGAAGATTGGATAAACTGCCCTGAATGCGATGGCGAGGGCGAAGTTGAGCGCGATGTTTGGGTTCGCCAAAGCTCAACTTGGCATGGCGACTTTGGAAGCCACATGGAAGAATGCGAAGTCTGCAACGGCATAGGCCAGATAGACCCCTTGGAGGACTACCAATGAAATACGATCCAGATGCGCTCACCCGCCACGTTCTTGACTGCGCTCAACAAGGCATGTCACAAATTGAAACCGCAGAATTGCTGCGCGTATCACCGTCAACAATATATCGCATTTGTTCGGCTGCGAACATAAAGCTCGAAAGGAAAAAACGTGAGTATGGACCAAACTCAGATTATTATAAAAAGGCTGGAGCGCAACAACAGCATAATGCTGACGGAGCAGAAGACAGCGATGAGGCCCAATCTGAAGCAACGTCTGGAAGAGCAGTCGGCCCTTCTCGACGTACTCAAGCGCGAGATGCAAAGGATGCAGCAGAGCGATTGAGGGCCAAGCTGGATGGCGTAACCGATAAGCACGAGCGCTATGAGATCACATACGGCCACTGCTTGTGGGAGTTTGAAACGCTCATGTACCGCCAGCGCAAACGTGAAGCTCTACCATCTGGCCCGCGCAGGCCGACAACTGTGGCCCCATCTATGCAGCGCGCAGCCGATGCCAGCAAACAACACAGCATTGACCAAGGCAATCGCCTGTTTTCTTTGATCCCATATGACCAGCGCGTGACGGCAGCAGAGGCGGCTGAGCTTTTGGGTGACAGCATTCCTCGCACGTCAAGCTATCTCAAGAAAATGTGGCACGCGAACAAGGTTTACCGCGTGCGTGATTTCGTGGAAGTTCCGGGTTACACCAAGCGGCAGTGGCGCTGGGTATTTAGCAAGCAACCTATTCAGCCGTTGAATAACTGTTTTGATGAGGGTGAGTGATGACTGACGAAGAGGTAGAGCGTAAAATTCACATTGCAGGCGCACTTGGATGCGCCATTGGCTTCATATGCGGCGCTGGCTTAATGGCAGCGGTGGGCATTATATTTTGAGGTCGTGTGGGTGGCCGTTGAATTGAATGCTGGCACATTTGGTAGCAACGTCACACTAGGCTAAACAACCACCATTCCCGTGGTAAGTCGATCTTACTTGTGATGATAGCCACCCACTCGAACTTTGTAATCAAAGCCGCACTCGGTCACAAGCGGTTATTTGAAGCTGTCGAATGTTTTTTGCATTGATTGCTTTTCATCCATAAATGCCTCTGGCGAAATGTATGTTGTCACAGAGGTCAGCTCATCACCCCGGCGGAAGATAACAGCGCCTAATTCAATGGATACAAACGCAAACACGTCTGACACATCGACATTCTTTTTGGGCGTGTGGAATGCGTATCTATTTGTGGTCTTATGCGTCTTGCTGGCGGTCTTCACTTGCAAGGTCAACGTCTGTGTATCCGTCTGTATATACGCATCGTGATCTTTGATCTGGCAGAGCGTGCAGATATATCCAGCGAGCGATAAGTAGGCGAGGGCTAAATGCTCTCCGGCCCTACCTACCGCCGCGCTGGCTTTTTGATCTTGCTTCGCCACTTAGCTAACTTGGCTAGACTAAGCCATGAGCCAAGTGTGGATTTTCTTGCTCTGGTTGCTTCGATCATCCAAGCCATGATAGCCGCCGTTCACACGCTTGGTTATGCGCTTGATGGCGTCATCGGTTACACCCTCGTCGGCAATGGCAAACAATCCATTCTTATTGAAGAACCACAGCGCAGTCTCAAAGGCATATTCGTCAGCCACCAAGTCCGGGTCAGTCATAACCTTCGGCACGCCCATGTCAGACGCAAACGCCCGATAGTTATTGCGCCCGGTCAACTGAAGAAATCCTCGACCAATGTACAGGCTGGCCTGCGCTTCATTCTCATTGCCCATGCGGCCAGCGTAAACCTTGCCAGCAAGCCCGGTTGGGTTTTTGGCATACGGCTCTGCATCGGCAACAGTTGGGAAGCGCGAGGGCCAGACAGCTTGGATGCGCTCTGGCGTGCTGTAATACAGGCTTTCACGGGTACGCTTGAAGCCACCACTCTCATGCGATGCCTGCCCCATCAAGTGTGCGCCACGCGCCGGGGACAGGTTGAAGTGTTTTGCGATTGCTCGCGCTGTATTTGGGCCAAACTCGCCATCGGCTGTTGCGCCGATTTTAGTTTGGAGCGTTGCCATTGCCTTACTCATTTTTTAGCCTTTTTCTTTGCTGTCTTGGCAGCCGCTTTAAATGCACTGGCCGTTGGCGCTCCTTTAGTGCCGGGCTTGCGCATTTTCTCTCCGCTTCCGGCTTTAATGCGCGCACGCTTTTTTGCGATGTTTGAATACAGTCCCATTTCATTAAGTCCTCTTCGATTTAGTGCCGGAGCATTTCCAGCGCTTGCGTGAAAGATTTAGCGGGCTGTTTGGATCAGCCGCAGCCTTGGGAAACTTTTTCTTCTGCGCGGCAGAACGTGCGCAATACGCATCGCCCTTGGATGTGCCGGGCTTGACCCGTGGCCCGCCGTCTTTCGCTTTGCCCGCTTGGCCGTAGCTGACTTTACGCCCGCTTGATGTAACTTTAACTCGGGCTTTGCCTTTTGCTGGTGTAGCCATTACTTTTTCAACCCCTTTACTGTGCGGATGCCAAAGCTCGCCGCAATGCTTGCATACATCGCCCACTGAAACCACTGCGGCGCAGCGTCCAGATTAGCGAAACCCTGCGCCATGTAAGGTTGTATGCCCGGTATGAAGCTGCCCAGTACGATGGCTATAAACGCCACCGTCCACGCCTCATCTTTCCACGAATTGTTGCTGGCCTCGATAGCAGCCTGCTCCCAACTGATCTCGCCAGTGGCGATTTTCATTTTGGTCTCAGCTTCGGCTTTCTTCACGGCAGTCTTGCCGTCAATGTAGCTCGCAGCTAAGCCGCCGAGTGATCCTATAATTTGACCAATCATTTTGCCTGCTCCTTACCCATCCAGATGCCAAAGCACCCCGTAAGAGCGCCCATACAGACGCTCACAAGCCCTGACTGGGCAACGCTGGGATCATCTAAGCTCATAAACCAATGCACCGCCTGATACGTCAGCACAGTGACCGCCAGCATCATTAAGCGTGGCAGAACCTTCCAGTTATCAAGTATTGTGTGTGCCATTACCATTTCCCTTGTTTTTTGCCGAGATAATAAATGCCCACGCCGAGGACACCAACGCCTGATACCACCACCAAAATGCCCAGAGTCCACTCGATAATCGCCTGCTTAATCTCCGCCTTGCGATATAGAGTTTTCTGACGATCCTTACGCACTTGGGCTTCGATGCGCAGGAGTTCTTGCCAAGCCGACTGGCCGTAGCCGAACTGAATATATTGCTTAATATCCGCACGCAGAGCCTCCGCCTGTTTCTTTTTTGCAAATATGTCCATCGCACTGGGTCCACTGCCGCCAAATAACACGGCGTACCACGGCTGGTTTTCCGCCGACTTATGCGCAAACTCTAAATCTGAAAACGCGCCAGCAAATTTGGCCAAGTCATTGGATATGCCGCCAATGTCCTTGCCGAGCTGGATACCCTTTTTGATGGCGGATACGGCGGTCTGCGCTGCGGCGAATGCTGTAAACGGATCAATCATGCGTCTGCAAACCTCACTGGGCAAACATAGTGCGGCGGCACGCTATACTTGCGGTCATACCACTGCGCCTTTGTTATTTTCTCACTGCCGCAATTGTAGTAACACGACTTTACTAGAACATTGCCTACGCCCTGCACCCATGCGTGTCCGAAGCTCACAAAGACCAGCGCGCAGAGCAATCTATCTCTCCATCAATCTGTCAATTTTTTCTTCAAGCCGATCAAACTTATTCATAATCTGCAAGAGAACTTGATTGCTGTCAGTCTTGGTCACATATTCTTTCGCCATTTCCTCACGGCTGCGGTTAAGTAAAATGCGGAGGCGATCCAGCTCTTCCCGCTGCGTCTTCAGCCACCAGCCAAGTCCGCCGATGACAATCGCAAAAAGTATATTCAAGATCGCGTCCATTTCCATTTTAGTAACTGCCTTCCCAGACCCGAAGGGCGCTAAATTCGTTGCTTGCCAACTTACGTTTTAACACATCTTTGACCGCTTGTGTATCAGTCC